TAAAGTTTTTACTATAATCTATGTTATCAACCCTATCTTGTCTTACCTCATACAATAAACTACTAAATTCATCTCTGATTTCATATAAGTTATATTGTCTGAATATATTGTTATCACCATCATACATTGTGTAGATACCGTCTTCGATAGACTTAGTTTGGTTACCTAGAAGAGCAATTGCCAATGTAGATATATCGTTTTCTACTATTTCAACTTCAATATTAATTGGATTAAAATATGTATTTGTTATAATAACATTTTGAGCGGGTTGTCCGATAAAAGGTGTTGCGTTTGGTTTATTTGTTGGCGATGATGATGGAGATAATGTACAAAACAAAAGATTCGTAGCACCATCAACATATCTATATCTTATTGATTTTTGTGAACTATTAGTTTGATTTTCTAAAATTGGTTCACAATAAAAAGATGATGTTATGATTCTAAAAAAATTAGGGATTTTGGACCCATCGGGATTTAAGTATTCCACTCTAAATCCAACTAATCCTTGTGCCACAAATTTATTTCTATATTGCGTTGGTACTCCCTCAATGTTGAAAATTAACCCCTTAACATTTGGAAGTGCTGATAATACACCACAATCAGTGATTGATGTTCTGATTTCTGCGGGTCTAATATAGATATTGTATATACCTAAGGCGTTGAATTGGTCTGCAGGTAATTTCAAATTATAAAGTCCGCCTAAAATTTCTATATCAGGGTTACCACCTGTATTATTATTATTAAAATACGGAGTTAAAACCTCTTTTGAGTTTAGTGTTGTAAGCGTAAAATTATCAGTGAAATCTCTACTTTCGGTGTAATTTAGAATAATTTCAACGTCTTCTGGTGAAACATCGGCGGGTCTTATGGTTCCGTAACTTCCTGTTGCCATATTGATTTTTAATATAAATAGTTATGTTTGATTTTTTTCAACTTTAAAAAACCCATATCCGTAGGATACCAAACCACCTACTGTTGATACTTCATTGAGTCTTCTAACTTTTTCAAATGGTGAAACCTTACCTCTCTCTATATAAACATTGGAAAATATCTCAGGTTGGTCTACTACGTTCAAAAGATATTCTTCTTTTGTTATGGCGGTCATAATTAAATCATTTGATGTTAGTCCTGACGACTCAACGACATATAAAGTTGTGCCATCACTATAATCAAAATAATCTATATCGTTCAGAGTATACGCCACCGCTAATCCATCAGGGGTTTCTCCCCTATATATACCGACGCTTTTACTTGCCCCTGTAATACTTTGATTTAATTTAAACGCCCTTCCATTTTTGGTTACTGAACCTTTATATTGAGCCAAATCGTTGACGCTTGATTTTGTAAATCCTGAAATTGGAAATGGTATGGTCGTAAACTCATTGTCAAAATAATCTTCCAAATTTGGATTGGAGTCACCTGAAAAAATATAATCGTAGGATATTGGTATTCCTGACCAACTTCCTCCTTGTGGTATAAAATAAGCGGTACCATTTGGGTTGGGTATAGTTGTACCTGTAAATGGAACATATATATATTTCTCAACCACAGATAAACCAAAATTTGATGAACCTGTCATCGTAATTTTATATGATTGAGGTGTTGCGGGATATATGTGAGATACGTTATTTGGGAATAAGTTAGTAACTGATTGAATCGGTGTCCCATCTCCCCAATCTACATTAAAGGTTGACCCTTTCAAGAATTTCTTAAATTCCGTGTCAGATGTATTATACAAATAAATTGTTGACGAATTCATACCCGTCACCGCTGAGAATATAAAATTAGTAACAACGTCTTTTTGAACTATTGCTCCGTCAAAAACCGAATAATAACCAATGTCAACTGTGTTCTGAGTAAAAAGAATAGGGATTGTTAATCCTGTCATTATAGATGTACCACTTGTTCCACCTGTCACAACTTGTGACATTCTCAAATAAACATTTGTCTGACCTGTTGTATAGTAAAAGTTTTCAGTGTATGATGTAAAATCACAACAAGTTTCATCTATAGTATAAGTAACACCAGTACTCGCAGTAAAAATTACAGTCTGTAAATCACTTAGAATTACTTCCGGAGAAATCTTTATATGATACTTTTGTTCTTCCATTATGCAGGATTTATGTATTCATAAAATTTTATCGGATTAGTTACACTACCAACTCTAACTTGTGTTGGTCCTACAATATCAAAAATTTGATACGTAAAATCAGTGTAATTTAGAACTACTTTGTAGTACAAATACTCACTAGAATCAAAATTATATTTAGATGATGTTAATTGTGGTGACGCCTGACTTCTATTCATTAAAGTTATAAATTGTCCTGTCGAGCCATTGAAGAATTTTACTCTCATGTAGAACGTGTCTATATCGTAAAAATCTTTTGATTTTAACCAATAAAGAAAATACCCTTCTTTTTGGTTTACATAATCTAAATTATAAATCGGTATACTAACGTTAACTGGCGGTATATAAGGGGATATCGAGAATTGAGCGTCTTTACTTTGATTCGCAGGTAGAACTATTGAAAAGTAGACTCTTTGGGTTCTTGTCTCGGTTGTATTATAAAAATCCAATTTGAAAAATGATTTCAAAAATGGTTTTGTTGTATAGTAAATTTCTTCGTTTGTAAATCCTTGTGGTAGATATGTAGTGCCCCAATCCGCAGGTACCGATGAATTGATTTCATTTGTTAATCCGGAGTAGAAATTAAATTCATAATTGACCGAAGTGTCGAATGAGTTATTATACTGTTTGTTTTGGAATCGTGCTAATTCAAAATCTTTCGGTTTTCCGATTGCATCCTCAACCACTTGTTCTTGGAATTTATCCAAATCATCATCTTGTCCGTATAAATCCCATTTGATTTCAATTGGAATATCAATTTGTTTACCTAAATTGGACCTTAATATTTTATACTTATTCACAATCATCCGTAGTGGGTAAAGAAACAAACGTTGATGTCAATGAAATTGACGTAGAACCTTCAGGTATTAATCTGAAAATTAAATTTCTAAAAGGATAATGACTTCCGTTTAAAAATGGGAAATCAACTCCGACACCATCAGAATCTATAAACCCATATGGGTAAATATCTCTCCAAATAAAAGATTGAGTCGATGCATCATATGTCGCCCAATCAGGTATCTCGCTTACTGTATCGGGACTGCCTTCTTCAATATAAGATGAAAATGCCTTTATCGTTATTGGGTGGTGAACAGGATAGTAATAACCCAAAGGATTTTGTTCTTCTGATTCACCGGTTATGTTAATATCAAATATACTTTCATTATAAATTATTTTGTGATATATTGGTGAGATAACCCTTTCAACATATTCAGAATCGTTCCATTCACAAAAGTCACCATCTATAATATCACCAACATTCAATGAGTTATTATAGTAAAAATTTCTTGGTGGGTCATTTGCCAATACACCGGGTTTTGTATAACTAGATGTTTGAATACTTGTATATGAATTAGTATTTAATAAAGCAGGATTATTAGTCCACCAAGGAGTTGGTTTTCCCTGAAATGTAGGGAGATTGAACTCCCACCCCTGTTTCAGGGCTTTGGTACCGAAAGTTGGTTTACTTGTCCACCCTAAAAGACCTACCCATTGAAAAGTAAAAAATAATTCGTTAATAGGTCTTTTTTGATTATCGACTAAATTTTGAGTAGATATATTATCAGAAAATGATAGGTTATAACTTTGACTGCCTTCTTTAACAGATACCCTCGATATGTAGTTAGGTGTAAGTGCCGATGGTTCGTATTGTTTTATTACTTTGAATGGGTTCAACTCAAACCCTGAATTAGTTAGTATAGCATCTGAGTTTTTTGTTAATATTTTGTTTCTTCTTACATAATATTCTGACCTTGTAGATGCAACATTTCCATCATCTAAAACTCTTTTTGCCGTTCCTTTTGTTCCCGGTAAAAATGTAGTTCCGGTGTATCCGTAATTAGGAATACTGAAAATAAAGGAATCTGAATTATATGAGCCGTCTCCTAAATTAGATATTTGGAAAACATTTTGTCCGTCATAAGATATCGATAACTCAACAAATTCACCAACACTTAGTCCGTGTTTACAAACAGACCTAAATGATATCAAACTTTGACCATTATATGTTGAGTTATTTATTATGAAAGGTATTCCGTTTGCTGAGTTCCAATTTAGTGTTTGTTTTGTTACGGGTTCAACCGCCGACATTCCTCTTTGTACGTTATCATAAGCGTAACTCATGAAAAAATTCCAATTGTATGATGACGCGCTTGAACTTATAAAATTAATATGTCCACCTGTATTAGGTTCAGTATAACCGGCAGTATCATTATCCGTTCTCATTAAATCAAACTCATTATATAATGGATATCCTGACCAATAAACATTTGTAATACCTGACAAACAAAATTGTCGACTCGCCTCTAAAGCGTTTACATAATATAAATTTTCATAAAATGGTCTGTAATTAGTTTCACCAACATATGTGTTTTTAAACAAAAATGTGATTTTTGCAAGTGGTCTAAATAAAACAGATTTTTCTCGTTCTTGGTCAAAAACTTCTACTAAATCTATAATCTGACTTCTATCGTATTCTGTTATATTTTTGGATGTTTGTGATAGAGGTACATCCACATATGAATCAACACTTGGTGCTGACTTATACTTTAAAGTACTTAACACTATTTTTGTATTATTTTCTCTTGCCATTTCTTTTATACTATATTTTCTGTGTCAATCCACTTCGCTGAGAATCTATCAAAAGCACTTGCACCATTCATTAGACCAAAATAAAAATAATAAGGCGCTCCAAATAAATATGGTGCAGTGGGTATAGAAGACGGTTCAGGGTCATAATCAAATTCTCCTGTTGCAGGATTTATAAGATTTGATTGAACATTATAAATCCAACCTTTATGGTATTTTATTTGATTTATGTTTGTTGCCGGTTGATATACGTAACTGTTTAGATATGGTATTAACCTATCTATTTTTTGATATCCGTATTGAAAAGGACTAAACTGCCAATCATTGGATTGGGAGCCAAAAATATTTGGCTTATTACCGTTAGGTTTTATATTCCACAAATAAAAAGGAACCTTTTGTGTTGTAACAGGTATCGAACCGGTTGCACATGGGTCCCCAATGTCGGCACTATCATTATAAACCGTTCTATTTGGTGATATATAATCTCTTGATTGTTCGTTTCCATTATAAAAAATTCCAAACACAACGTCATTTGTAAAGTTTGTTCTCAAATACAAAGAAGAACTAAAATTAGTATTTGGTGGTGGTTCAGGATAATTTTCAGGGTCGTATGAATCAACTCCAAACTGTGAGTTTGTAGCAATCATTTGAGCAAAATCTGCGTCAACAAATAATTTTTTTCTTTTATTAAATAAACTCAAGACGTTAGTACCCTGTGACTTAAATATACTAGTAAAGGAAGTATTTGCCAATCTAGAAAGTACGAATAAATTCAAGAGGTCTGATGTGTCACCGAACGTTGTTGGTGACAGTTGATTCATTATATAACCATCCCAATTTCCACTTTGAGACAGATACTTTTGTAGTTCGTCCCTAGGTCCTAGGTCCATAATTGTTGTGGGGTACATATGGTTTGTACCATTACCGACCGTCGCCCCAAGAAATTGATTACCCTCTCTTCCTATGAAAACACCACCGGTATCGGTGTCCTCGTAAGGTGCTGAACGATAATAAAAATTAAAATCATCAGGATGTAAAAATACGGTAGCATTACAATATTTGTTATAAGGTTGATTTGGTGGATTATCGTTAGGACCTGTAAAAAATCTAGTGGTTCTAAATGGTACCATGTATAATGTACCGTTAATCCAATTGTTAACGAATAGATGTGAAAAAACCTCCCTACACGCTCCAAAATTTATATTAATTCTTGATGCCCACTCATTTATTAACGCTCTATCGTTTTGGACATTATCTTTGTTATTATAAGGCGGTCTAACTAATGAATAACACGAACCTTCAATGAAAAATTGTGTGTTGTAATTTGTACCATCATCTTCATAAGATACATAAGTACAAGTGCTAGCAGGTGCAACCGTAATACTTTCTCCATTTTGTGTTGGTGAGTAACAATTAATGGGAACTAATGATTGACAACTAAATGACGCCAAAATTGCTGAGATTGAGTTTGGAGTTTCTCCCGATTCAGGAATCTCTGGTTCACTTATTTGGAATGTTAATTGTGGAGGTTGGGACTCCCCACTTGTTACAATACCTTCAATTGGGATTTCATAAAGTTTAAAATGTCCATTTGCCATACCACCCATAGTATTCATCTGAAACCTCTGATATATATCAGATGTAGGTAACCTATCGGACCTCATAACTATCCTTTCATTATTGGACATTGTTAAATTTAAACCATCTGAATATTTCTTACTATAATAAATTGAATTTAGTTGTGGTGCACGGTATAGTCCGGCAAAAATACCGGTAGGTTGATTAGACGGTAAAAACTGTCCACTTACTCCTCCTAAACACATAAATGGTATTCCTTCTACCGATTCACCAGGTTGATAAGACCTGTTGAAATATGGTTGATTATAAGGGCCGGTAATTCCAATATCACCAATAGGTGAAGAAATATTTCCACCATAAGAATAATAATTTTTGTTTCCAATTCTTAACCCTCTACCCCGTGTTGATGGTGTAAAAGTAAAATAATTTGCACTTTGTCTTAATATATAACCAGGAGGTACGTCATATCCGGATAACAAATTTACATTATAATCACTTTCACTTGTGGTTATGAAGTTATATGGTGATTTTGTTGTAAATGATGTCCAATTGTTTTGACTAGGTATGAAATGATATGGTTTGAAGAATAATCGGCCTTTAGAGTAACTATCAGTTGCAGGTTGATTGGAAGTAAATGAGTCATGTTTCGCACATCTATGGGCTAAATTATAGGCATCTGTTTGTGATTGACCGGCAACTAACGACCCAAAATCCAACCCGTCATTTGGTTGCATAGGTATATTAAGTTTGAAATTACCCTCAACACTATTTTCCCAATGATTTAGTTTAGCAAATACTCTTCCTAACCCTATTTTCATAGGTTGTGACGTTGAGTGTGGGTCAACCCCTCTCATTAAAATTGTTACATAAACCGCGCTCTTATCTGAATATTTTTCCCAACCACTTTCCCATCTCCAATTATAGTCCAATCCTGTATCGATAGCGTTCATACTTATAAATCTTGTCCAAGGTCCGAAAACTCTTTCATAATAACTAGCATCTTTCATATACCCTTCCGGATTATTATTTTTAATCGCAACCATTTGACTTACAGTCATTGAGGTTATTACCTGATAATACTCCATACCCGTTGGGAATCTCAAAAATTGATTCTCGGAACTATTTCCTGATATATCATAGTTTGTTATCAACCTTCTACCCGTCATAGGATGGGTATGACTTACTCGGATTGGTTGTACACCGTTATTTATAGATGTTCCTGTAACTGAATTTGTACCAAATTGATTTGTAACTGTTCCAGATAGGTTAATATCGTTATATGCAAAGGGGTTTTCAAACGTCAGTAAAGTTTCAGAATCATACTTATCTTCAGTTAATAAAATAAAGATATTATCATAATGGAACCCTTCATTTGGAGTTGATTCTATATTGTTCAGTAAAGAAGTTCTTTCGAATTGACCTGAAACTGAATTAAATTGAAAATCCCAATTTTGGTTTAGGTAATTCAATTGAGTATTAAAACAGACTTTGACTTGAGTTGTACCACCACCTAGATAATATAAATCACTTCCTGATGTATTTTGATTAAATGGTGATTCTTGTGCGGGTGCTATAATATTTCTATTCAAACCACTTCCAAAAAATTTACCTTTTGCCGTTTGGAGTGTTGCTCTTTCATGTAATGGTAACGTCGTTGTCCAAATAAAGGCATATCCTGAATTACCAGAAGCGTCTTCATATTTAAATAATTGAATTTGTGGGGTTTTAAATCCCCATGCTTTAGTTGTATTGTTTGTAACAACTCCCGCATAGAAAGCCTGAGCGATAGGTGTAAAGTCGTTATCACCACTGTTAAGTTGTGATTCGTATTGTCCAGGGTCGACTAAATCTGCTAAAACACTATTATTTTTAAATGGAGAAAGTGGTGAACCAAGTAATCCGTTTGGAGTACCGCCTGCAGACGCCCCTCCAGGTTTACAGTCGCATAATTCACAATCAGGATACGCATACATCGGTAGATTAAATCCTGATAAACCCTCTAATAGTTTTTCGATTGCTCTAATGAATCGACTTACATTGATTGTATTATCAATCTTATTAAGAAGTTTTAATATATCACTCAATAATTTACATACAACATGAAGAATCTTTACAAAAATCTTTATCAGAACGCTTAAAAAAATTATCAAAACGGAAAATACTATAAAAAGAAAGTCGGGTTTGAATTGAGCATCATTGGATGGAAACTTATTGGTAGTACTTTCACATTCGTCATCAGTAATCGCTTTAATTCCCGAAAACCGTCTTGGAAAAACCCCCTTAGTGTATCTAGTAATTAATTGAGAAATGGTATAGACCTTATTGTAAGACATGTCATAAAACTTATCTTTACAATCAATCGCCTCTTGAATTATTTTTTCTCCAACTGTGTTTCCGGTTAACCCATAGTCGTCCCAATTTAAACTAAAGGCGTATGACGCTTTGAATAATTTATAATCTACGTCCATTGGGTTACCAATTAAAAATGGGTCTGAACCAGAATTATCCCACCCATGTTCTCTGACGTTTGGCACCAAAAAATTGGCCCTTCTAACAGGTAAGGATAAGTCAGGGCTTTGGTTCCACTTTATCTTGAATCTATATTTACCTCTTGTTGGAATACCTTTTTTTTCGTCGTTTGAAAAGACTTGCTCCCCGAATTCGTTGGTTGTGATATAATCCAAATTCATTGGAACATCTAATAACCAAGTCCCATTTTCATCAATTACATTACCATTATTTTCTAATTCGTATTCTTGTAATACAGGTCTTCCTTGAAAATCTTGTCTTATGGTTTGTCTTAAAGACAGTATTTGTCCCGGCGCCGAAGTTAAAGAACACAAATTTCCCGATTTTAGAGGTGGTTTACAATTTTTCTTTATTGACCCTTTATCAGTATCTGAAAATATAGAACCCATGAAAATCGCGGTTGGTTTAATTTCTATATTTTTTGTTTGCGTCAAATCAATGTCCGCCCTTGTAATTGAAATTTGACAAAGTTCTTCGTCACCCCATAAAGGATTTATTGTAACTTGCTGCGTAGCACTAACAATTTGAGGTAAAGAAAATAAATTTTCGGATGTTTGGAATTTAGTTCCATTAACTTGACTGTCTGTTGCCAAACCAAGTCTAATTAAATCTTGTGGTGATTGTGAAAATGGTCCAATATCTGAAAGGTCGACATTCATTACTAAGTTTTGAGAACCTGTTGGAACCCCAAATAACATGAAGTCTCCGCTGTCGTTTGTTGTTACGGTGAACTTATAGTATTTGTCGTATATTTCAACCGCCGCGGAATTGGTTAATACATCTTCTAAATCAGGAAATGAACCTGTTGCTGAATGTCCAGGATATGATGGTTTGTAAGGTAATAAATTATATCTAAACCCATCCTCATTAGTCTCTTCAGGACTTTTGTATGGATAAATTGAACTAAGTATAGGATTTACCTCATCCTCTGCAGATATTGGTATAAAAATGGATAACTTCGCATTTGGAATACCGAATCCGTTGTTAATTGAGATTCTACCGACTACAACTCCGTAATCTGCACACTGTCTTGTATATATTTCATTTTGAGAAAGTTTTAACGATAAGATTTCGATAAACTCGAAATCTTGATTCAAATTAAATGTTAATGATTGGTCTTTCCCAACTCGCGTTCTTAGTCTAACTGATTTTGACATCAAATACTTTTTTGATAAATAGTTTATATTCTATTTTCAAAAAATAACCCCATAAGTTAAAAAATAAATCTATTAACTAAAGTTAACTGTTTTAAGGTTTTTGACCCTAACACTAATATCTTTACCAGGGAACCTTACTTGATATATCTGTGTTGGTTCCGCAAATATTGTTTCGTCAATTAATTCAATTTGTTTAGTTTCAGAATTTAAATATCTCTGAGATGTTTGTGACGATGAGTATTGACCACCAATTAAGTTAAACACATCCATTTGAGCGACAGTTACTACACCATTTAAGGACTGAATTTCTTTTTTGATTTCTGATACGTAAATGTTTTGGCCCATTTCTCTTATCGATGGTGAAAAATAATTAGATACGATATCAACAATTTGTGTAATTGTTGTTCCTTGATTTTGACTACCATCTAATACAATATACACATCAAATTTCAAATCAATAACTTGAGCACTTTCAACCGAAACATAATCATTAATCATTCGATAGTTAGATAGATAATTAGCAACATTCGATTTCATGGTATTTGAAATAACATTTGTCAATTTACCCGATGAGTCATATGATAAACACTGAACCTTAATTTTATTATCTTGTTCAGTGATTGCGACTTTTGCCGGTGCACCAAACTGAGAAGGCATACCTCGTATAATAGATTCGTAGTCATTAATCGTTACCGCTCTTTTTTGAGCCGCAAAATTATAAGTTACATAATTTCTAACTTCCTCAACTGATGGAACATTAGCACCACCAATCGCGGCGGTTGTGTTATTACAATTCAGTGAGTTAACTACCGAAGTATTTTGACTTTGTGAAGGTCCATTTACCGCAAAATTTACAGTACCTAACTGATTAATTACGTTAACACCAACGTTACTACTAATACCTCCACCTACTCTATATTGTACAAATAAAGTTGAGTTTGATTTTAATGTACTACCTAACGCTAGGTTATTGGAATACTTTTGTAAATTAAGGGGATTACCTGTTGACGCAAATTCTCTTAATTGTTCATCGGCAGATTGGCTACCTCCCCCGAATGTCATTTTGAAGAAACCTTCAGGTGTGAATTCTGTGATGAATTTATTACTTGTTGCAATATATCTCCCAACTTTCACGCCGGGTTGGTCAGAAGCCTTTGATGGGTCCTCTATGAATACTTTATCCTGAATTAACGCATCTACTTCATACCATTTGTTATTGGTACCCAAAAATTCTTGGTCCGGCGGTACATTAGCATATTGTGTTCCATCTTTTAATAAAACACTAGTGACCCCCAATACATTTTTTTCAGGTAAAAATAGTTCTAAAAATGGAACAACATCGTTTGGTAAAATTGTTTTTTTGAAGACTTTGGTAACACCATTTACTACAGTATCTCTCTTGGTGATGGTGTAGTTTAATATGTTTCCGTTTGAATCTAAGTTTGGAACTTTTTTTCTATTTGGAAAACCTTCGGGATTGAATGGTGATGAAAAATCAATATCATAAACAGTCTCAAAAATTTGTCCTGCACCTTGTAGTTGAGAACCTCTTCTTAATATACCACAATATCTGATGTCTTCCTTATCACCAAATGCCGGAACTATTATAGAAAAGTCAACTAAAGCAACCGATGGTCTTTGACCTGGAACTTTTAATCCGTATGTTCTTGCAATATTATATATTGAAGACCTTTGTTGTGCGTATTGTAGTACCGTTTCCTGAACACTCCTATCAATTTGAAATTGTAGGTTGTCTGATACCGCAGCGTTTAAATCCAATAAAACCGAAAATACGGAAGCGTCATTTACATTAGATAAAAGGTCGGGATAATATGTTCTTACAAAGTTTATAAGTTCAGTCCTTATGGATTGGAAATCTCTGACTGTATATGATATTTTTTTATTTGCCATATTTTTAAATATTAATAATTATAAAATCACTACTCTGAAAAGCATTTGAAGTAACCGCATAATCTATTCTTACTTTTGCGGTATGTTCTTTTGTTGCGATTCCCGGTACTCTAAATACCCTATCGTCTCCATCAATAACGGTTCTTTCTTCCGGACTTTCTTCTGTTGAAGCGTCGAATACTTGTAATCCGGTTATTTTTAGATTTGGTATATACTTTTGTACCGATTCTCTGATTTCCGCCTCAATTTGGGAGAATGTTGGTCCATCAAGTGGTTCAAAAATATATTCATATAGTCTTGTTCCAAAATCAGGTAAAAAATATCTAGTACCCTTTCTCGTAAGTAATAAATGAATTAAATCTGTTCTGAGTTCTTTATCAGGTGTTTTTGATAAATCTAAATACCTTCCATCCTTAGAATCTCTAAATGGGAAATTAATTCCGTATGTAACTCCATTTGCCATACCTATAAATATAAGGTGTTAAATTTTACTTTCATTAATATCATAATAATAACTATCACCATCCTCAGAAATCCATCTATCTGAACTTGTTTCAACCGATGGTAATGAATTATCAACTTTTATATCTTTTAAATTCAGAGGGAAATCGATTGTTATCCAATTTGAATCTTTCCAAAAAATTCTGTTGTTTGGTTGACATAAAAGATACCCATCGTCTGATACAAGTAAATGTCCGCACTTATAATCAGATGGTTCATCTGAGTAAGTATTATCAAACCAATCGATTGTCATAAGATAAGTTGCCCAAATTTTTGTTTTGTCTTTTAATAAAACTTCCGCTCTTTTTCCTTTAAGAAATTCATATTCAACTACAGTAACATTTTCTGAAAAACAATCCCAAAGTTGTTTAAAGTGAAATGGAATGTCTTTGGTTGGTTCCTTTAAGAATATTTCAGATATCGGAACTCTTGACCTTAACATACCATAGTCAGTCATTATGTGAAATGTTAATATTTTACCAGATATAGATTGTATTCCAAATACATATGCGTTATGGTACTTATCGTTATCTTTTTCATTTTTGGTAAAATGTGATAATCTTATAAGACACTTAAAACTTTTAATATTTTCGTTTAGTAACCCCACACTTATAAATATCAACCTTTATAAAACAAAAAATCCCGATTTCTCGGGATTTGTATTACGCTGAACATCCAAAACATTCTACCGAACTACTGTCGGGTCTTGGAGGTAAATTCATTTTACTGTAGTCTACTTCGGGTAATGATTGGGGTTTAACTTCTTGACTGATGTCCACCGCCAAATGCTTTGCCCCCGTTGATATCGCCTTTGTTCTTACATAGTAACACAAAGTTTTCAATCCATTATCCCAAGCCTTAAAGTGAGATGAAGTAATTTTTGATACCGTTGGGTTTGCCAAATAGATATTCATTGATTGAGATTGGTCGATAAATGGTGCTCTATCAGATGCCATATCAATTAGTTCTCTTTGTGAAATCTCCCAAATGGTTCTATATTTTTTCAAAAGATGTTCAATTCTTTTTACTTTTTTGTTGTAGTTCTTATCCTCAGCGTCCAAGTATTTGTTGAAATTAATTGGTTGGATTGAACCCTCGTTTATTATAATTTCGTTTTTAACTTGTTCATTCCAAATACCGATTTTTTCAAAGTCGGTAATAAGATATTTGTTTACAATCATAATTTCTCCACCAACAACTCGTCTGTTAAATAACGCTGAGTGAGCCGGTTCTGTCATTTCATAAGACCCTGTGATTTTCGCAGATGATGCCACCGGCATCTGAGCGGTTGTAAGTGAGTTACAAACTCCAAACATCTTAACACTTTCCTTAAGTGAATTCCAATCCCACATTCCTGATAGGTTACTTTCATTTAATTCCCACATATCAAATTGGAATATCCCTTGTGACATAGGTGACCCCTGAAAGAAATCGTATACCTTATATTCACCTGTTTTACACAAGTTATTTGATTCGTAAACCGCTCCGTAATAGATGGTTTCAAAGATTTCTTTATTAAGTTTTTTCGCTTCTTCAGAAGTGAAAATGTAATCCATTAAGTAAAATACATCGGCTAATCCTTGAGTTCCGATACCTATTGCTCTTTGTTCTAAACCACCTTTTCTACCTTTTTCGGTTGAGTAGTAGTTAATATCGATAACTTTGTTAAGTGCTCTTACGACCTTACGAGTTTCTTCAAACAATCTTTGGAAGTTGAACTTACCGTCTTCAATGAAGTTTTTCAAAATCATAGAAGATAATGTACAAATCGCAGTTGTTTTTTCATCTGTATATTGGTAAATCTCGTTACACAAATTTGATTGTTTAATTACACCAATATTCTGATGGTTTGTCTTTCTGTTGGCACTATCTTTTGAACAAAGGTATGGTACACCAGTTTCAATTTGTGATTCAACAATCTTATACCATAACTCCTGAGCCTTTATTTTTCTACCTAACCCTAAACTTACGGCTTTGTTATAGATTTCTTCATACTCCTCACCATAACACTCTTGTAGTGGTTTTAATCCCGCTTTGTTAATGTCGTCAGGG